GGGTCGACACCGGCGCTTTGCTGCAACAAGCATCCTGCGGCGCTGGCACAACAATCAACTTTGACTTCCAGTACACGGGTGCCGTCCGGATTGAGGCAAGGAATGCCAGCGGCACTCCAGCCTACAAGCCTTGGGTAACTCAAGCGACCATCTCACCAACGGCGACCACAAGTGTTGTTGCTTTACAAGAATCAGACCAATAAGGAAATAAAATATGCCGATTGAAACCGACTTCACAATTTCCGCGACAGGCGATGTTCGTCGTCAAGGTGGGGCTAGCACTGCCGTTTACACTGTCTTGGAGCTACACCAATGGCTACAAGACTTGGCCGACGATGCAGCGGCATCCGGTAACGACTTGCTCGACATCCTTGCCCCTAACCCTTCGAAGCTGGACGGTCCGAGAGATGTGGCCGTTGCTTCTCGATTGAACTTGCTGACAGATGGATCAGTTGCATTCAACCTAGATGACACAGCAGCGCAGTTCATCAACTTTGGCTCTATCAAGCAGCAAGCAGCGGCAGTCCAATACTCGGGGCTAAAAACAATCGGTGGCATCGTTGCGGCGAGCCCGATTTATGTGGTGCAGAGTGGCAGCAAGTTGACGAAATTTTGGTCCGATGGGCACGTACAGATTTTGGTAAAAGTTCGGACTGGCGGAGCTTTTATCGACTCAGGAAACGTGACAGCATTCAGCCGCAAATGGGGCCAGTCTTACTCACACTTCGATGTGAACCTCTCGGCTGGGGGGGAGAGCAACGCGGCTCTTTCAACAGCCCTTGACCCGAACGTAGTTCTATCGGAGGCTAGTGCAGCGGCATTGTCCAGCAAGGTCACCGTGACGTTTGGTGATACGACCCAAGACTTGGGGAATGGTAACGGTGCCAAGCTGTACAAGGGCACTATTGCCCTGACTAGCAGTTGTACCTTGCAGGAAGCCTACCAGTATCTGCAATACCTCACACGGGAGAATAGTGCAGCTACGCTGAACAGCATCCCTGGGTGGCGTTATCGCGTTCTGAACTCGGCCTACACGGAAATACCTTCGGCCCCTTTTGGGACCTTTGCAGGGGGTACATTCTTTGCTGCCCAAGGATGGTATCTCACAGGCGTCTTACCAGCCGAATCTACAAGATATCAACTCATTGCGCATGATGGCACCAGTCAAGTTCCACCCACGTTGATTGGAATTACTCTGGGGAATCTGGTGGCGGGAGATCGTATTCTGGCTGCCAGGGAAAACGGCTCCGGTGGGATCCTCAAAGACGAGTACACTCCAGTCGCAGCATCCAGCGGTGCAACCTCCATCCAAGTGGTTGAGTCAATTAAGACCGACACGCCATCGTCTGGAGTGATACGCATCAAGAATCTGCGATACACCTACACCTCTTTCAATGCAGGAACGAAAACATTCTCTGGGTTGTCGCCTGGGCTTGCAAGCAACATCGTAACGGCAGACGATGTGTTTGTTCCTTACCTTGACAGAGTGGCCGGAAGTTCCTCGGAGTCGGTAACATTTATCTACAGCAGTAACTTCACGGCTCGGGTCGATGTGCGTAACGGTTCCGGCGGAAGCCCTATCATTCCTTTCAACACTTTGTTGTCGGTTACCAGTGCAGGAGCTTCTGTAAACGCTTCAAGAAATAGTGATGTGTAATGGCTTTTTACATAGCGCCTTTTACCTTCGATTTCGATACGTCATTCATTGATGTGGATTCGGGCTATGTAGATGTCGACTGTTCTGGGTTGTATACCGCTTGCAAGTTAGCGCAAGCCTCAACAGAAGGAATTGTTTATGCCAGAATTGCATCCGGTTCCGGACTCAACACCCTTGGGGTTGGTGTCCAAGTGGGTCTCACCGTCGAACTTCTGGGGTCTTGGCAACTTCGTTTCCCAAGTGGAAATTATGTCGCCAGAGTCGCAGGAGGAAATCTCGTCGGTGGACCAGGAGGAGACCCAATCGCCTACACGGCTGGAGTCCAAACCCTCCTGATTCAATCGGCAGCTTCTACCGTTGTCACTACCGGCGGGGGTGGGAGCGATCCGTGGGCGACCGCAATTCCTGGTTCCTACAATCCAGGTTCGGCTGGGCACTTGCTAAACCAGTTGGCTTTGAAAGATCCCAACATTGCCTTGCAGCTATCGGAAGTCTGGAAGCGTCTTGGTCTGGACATTGCAAATCCACTGGTTAATACCAACACGGAAATCACGGCAGGCGCGGGCTTGCAGATTGCTGTTAATACTAACACCACTCAGACCGTCCTGACGAGGCAGTGATGCTGTTCCATGTCAATGCTGCCTATCTTGGTTTGCAGCCGGCAGCGTTGCCAATCAATTATGCGTTTTTAGGCTTACGTTCCGAGTCCGAAAGTCCAGTCATCCCTTTGCCTCCAGTAGTGACAACCTATGTTGGCAGGGGTGGTGGAATGGAGCTACGCAAGCCGACCCGATCAGCCAGTGAAGAAGAAGAAGAGTTGGTTTTGCTTTTTGCCTTTGGGGTGTACTGATGGACGACGAGAACAGGATGCAGATTGAGGGCGACTTGCAGGCCAGGATCGAGCTTGGGCTGAGCAGTGAGCCAGACACGGTGAAGGAGTTCCGCAAGATGACAGCCCGGTGGCAGAAGCCTTTGGAAGATCAGTACGAGCTTGCCATGGTGATGCTACTGATTCAGTTTGCTGAGCAGTACCAAGACTCTCCTTTAGGTGAAGAGTTGGCCAAAAGAAATTCAGAGCTTGATAGGCTGATTCGAAGGCAAGCTCAGGTCCTTGCCAACAGGCAAATGAAGAAGCTTGACAGGAGGCTTCAGAAGACGAATCGAAGGATTGTGAAAGAGGAAGAAGAGCAAAGCTTGGAGGATGACAGCATCCTGGCAAGCAGGCTCTGGGGGAAAAACCGCGCTGAGGCCATTGCTATCACAGAGACGACAACGGCCATTAATATCGGTGAGCATGAGGCCGTCCAGATAGCCAAGCAGCAATTTGGAATGGATGCCTATGCTGTGTGGTTCACTGCTGAGGATGAAAGGGTGTGTCCTCGCTGTTTGCCTTTCCATGGGACCAAGGAAGATGTCTGGGGCGATGAGTTCCCCTACGGCGGACCGGTCCATGTTCGCTGCCGATGCAGCCTGGTGTGGTACGTGAAATAGTTTTGCTCGTCGTCGGCTGGGTGGTCAATATCCAGCAAGAATCTGACGCATGGGGGAAAACATGCAAAGATTTCATGAGAGCGTGACAGGCTACGCAAAAGTTGACCGCGAGGGCGGCGTGATACGAGACGTCCGTGTCATCAAGACAACTTCAAAGAACAAGCGTCGCTACCTGGAGCAAGCTCTTAGGTCTGGGATTCCATTGTACGAAGGAGTCACCATTGGCATTGACCATGTGAAGCCAACGGCAGGGAATCCCAATCCTGAAAGAGCATTCAGCACATTTTGGGGCAAGCTTCAAAATGTCCGTTGGCATGAGGACGGACTGATTGGTGACCTCCACTATCTCAAGTCGCATCCCATGACTGAGCACATCCTCGAGGCAGCCGAGCGATTCCCAGAGAACTTTGGCTTGTCCCACGATGCCGATGGCGATTCAACCATTGCTTCCGATGGCTGGCGAGAGATTCATGAGATTACAAAAGTCTACTCTGTGGACTTAGTCACCAACCCAGGCAGCACGACAGGCCTTTTTGAGTCTCTGGGCAAAAAAGGCAAGACACGACGAGACAAGCGTCGCGAGAAGCGAAGCAATGCAAACAAGCAGCCACTGGTTGTCAGTGGCTCATTCCAAGAAGGTTTTATTTTGGGTGGTCAAGCAATGTCTACAGTTATCGATAAGTCAGATACGAAGCGTTTGTTCGAAGAGTACATGGCTGAAGAAATGATGGGCGCCGACTCGATGGCCAGCTCCATGGATGTCGAGATGGGCAAAGAGGATGTCGGCCTAGAGGAGGCCTTTAAGGCTGAGGCAATGAAGGTCTTGGAAGATACAGCGATGGATTCAGCTGCAAAGCTTGCCAAGCTCAAGGCTATCTTCAAAGCAAAAGATCAAGTGATGGCAACCCTTGGCGGCGATATGGCAAAGCCAAAATCCGACAGCAAAACCGAATCGGTTGAAGCTGCGATAGACGACGAGGACAAGGAAGAGGAAGACGATGAGATGATGAAAGAATCAATGCAAAAGCAACTCGGAGATCTTCAGGAGGAAAACCGACAGCTAAGGGCCAGCTTGGAACTTGAGCAAGGCAAGATTGTCTGCAAGAAGTTACTTGAGGCAGCCGGCTGTGAGGCTACCGATGTGCGAATCAATGCCTTATTGCGAACACCTGAAAAGGAACGCAAGGCTTTGTTGGAATCATTCTCCTCCAAGCAAGCGCGCCAGAAGCCTGCAAGCAGTCCTTCTGCTTTGCTGGAATCGGCAGGCCGGGGAGTGATGGAATATCCCAAAGACATCCAGGACTTCAAATCCGTCCTTCGATAAGTGTACATGCTTGCCAGTGTGGCAAGTTTGAAATCGGTTTTTAGTGCTTACTCGGCAAAGAGGATAAAATGCGAGGCTTAGAAATTTCAGGTTCGATCCTTCGAATGACTCAATCAGTTGAGTTGATGGATCACTTTACCAACAGAGACACAAGTCGTTTCGTGGTTACGGCCACTGACTCGGGAACAGCTACAGTAGGCGATGCAGCCAATGGGATCATGGTCCTTGCAGCATCGGACGGAACCGCAGCTGACAATGATGAGACCTATGTCGCAACTCCGGAGATTCTTCGGATCGCTGCCGGCAAGCCATACTACTTGGCAGGATTGATTCAGTTCACAGAAGCAGCGACCAATGCAGCTAATGTGTTCTTCGGATCGATGGATGCAGTTGCTGCCAACGCGATTGTGGACAACGGCGCGGGCTTGAAGACATCGTTCTCGGGAGCGGCATTCTACAAGGTGGATGGTTCTCGGAACTGGAGAGTCATCTACTCTGACGGTTCGACACAAACGATTGCTGAGTTGACAGCAACGACGTCGCTTCGCAAGCAGGATGAATTGTCGGGAATTGCAGCCTACCAGTTGCTTGAAATCGATGTGATTCCAAAGACCACAACACTGTGCGATGTGATTTTCAGAATCGATGGATCGACTGTATTCAAGATGCTTGATCGAACCTTTGCCAATGCGACCGATGCAAGCGTTGCAGTCGGAGTCAAGGCTGGTAGCGCTGTGGCTCAAACTTTGAATGTCGATGCGATTGCTGCCGTTCAGCGGCGGTAATCTTTTGTAGTGCTTTCTAGTACTGTTGTTGTTTTTTCATTTCAGGATTTAAGTCAGGAGATTCACTGTGGACCATAAGACCCGTCGGCATCAAGAGCTACGACGACTATACGAGGCTGCTGAGCGCGACAGACGAGTCGATCGTTTCACAGCCGATTTCAATGTTGCCTTGCGTGAAGAAGGACCTGGGCTTGCTGACCGTTGGTCGGTGCGTCACTTGTTCGAAAACTTTGTTGAAAATGGTCGCGAGGCAGTCAACTTCCTCCGACCTGCTTCAATGGGTGGCTTTGTCAATTTGCAAGAATCGGTTGGACTGGTTGACACCAGCAACTTTGCAAACATCATGGGTCAAATCACCTACACGGCAACCTTGAATGGGTTCAACATGCCTGGGTTGATTGGAGATCAACTGGTTGAAACAATCCAGACAGATTTCTCTGGGGAGAGGATCCCTGGAGTTGGTCGCCTTGGTGATGAGGTCGAAGTTGTCCGCGAGGGCGAGCCATACCCCAATGCAACCTTTGGAGAAGAGTACGTCGATACTCCTGAAACCATCAAGCGTGGTGTCATTGTCAATGTGACTCGGGAAGCTGTGTTCTTTGATCGCACAGGATTGATTCTGAGCGAAGCAGGCCGAACTGGGGCTAGAGTAGCAGTCAACCGCGAGAAGCGAATCCTGGACGTAGTGCTGGGTATTGCGACCATTTATCGTCGCAATGGTGGAGCTGCTCAAGCAACCTATGCGTCCGACAACAGTCGATCCAATCCTTTGGTGGACTGGGCAAGCATGGATGCTGCATTGCAAGAGTTCAACGAGATGGTCGACCCGATCACTGGCGAGCCAATCGTCATGGCACCGACCACCGTTCTAGTTCCAAAGGCACTTGAAAACGCTGCAAGGCGGATCATGAATGCTACGATGGTACGGGTTGCGACTGCCACTTCAAACAACCAAACCTACACAAATGGAAACCAGGTTGATTCGCCTTACACGGTGGTATCAAGTCCTTACGTTCAATCGCGGTCGGGTTCGGCCAGTACTTGGTGGCTAGGCGACTTTAGGCAAGGTTTTGTTTACATGCAAAACTGGCCACTGACGGTATTGCAAGAAGGCGCAAACACGGAAGTCGGATTCACGCGTGATGTGATTGCACGTTACAGGGTAACCGAGCGAGGAGCCGCGGCGGTTCGCGAAAGACTCTGTGCAGTCCGAAACACATAGTAGGTTGTTTTCTCAAAAGCTGATACGATAAAGGGGAGTTGATAATTTGGTTCCCCTTTATTTTTAAGGTAGAAGCGTATGGCCGATGGTGACAAGAGCAGTAGTGGGATTGAAAAGGCAATGCGAGAGCTTGAGGCCAGAGAGGCCGCTATCGCAAAGCGAGAGAAAGAAGTTGCTGAAAAAGAGGCAGCAGTAGTCGCGGCTGAGGATTCTTCCAAGACCCGACCTTTGCGAGCCACTGAAAACGTGTACAAGGGGGAATTTCCTTACATGTTCGAGGTTCGATCTGTCAACAACAACCCTGACGTTCCCACGAAACACATCGAGTGTTGTGATGAATCTGAAGCAAAGCGTTGGTATCAAGTGACCACGCCGCACCCAAAGAATGTCACCAAGCAAATTGATCTTGTTACTTTCCCTGTAAATGTGGTTTGCTTGAGCCCAGAACGCAGTGAACGTCTTGGGAAGGCAAAGCGTCTTGCAGGCATAGCAAAGCGTTTAGAGGCAGGATTCGCGTTGAGCAAGGAAGATCAAGCCTTGCTGGCCGAAGCCGAAACAACTTGATTGGGGGTGATCTTAATCTATGGCAAAGAAATACTTAGTGAATTTGGACGGTTACGAGAGCTTGCAGGATGCAGAAGATGCATCTGAAGCTATTCGTCTGGCCCGATGTGAGTCTTGTTTGGCAAGCGTAGTTTGTGTCCGTTGCACAGAGTGCATCGAGACCGCGCCGGTAGAGCCAGTTGAGGCCGACAGCGACGACCAAGACCAAAGTAACTTGCTTGCAGACTAGCTGCGCAAGCCTCCGATTGACTGCCGAAAGTCGGCAGGATACAAAAACATTGAATGGGCAGCACGCAGTGTGTTGCCTGATTTGGTAATTTCAAAAGAGAAGAGACTATGGGCATGATTACCGAGCTATCCCTACAGGAACAAGTTGTCATCGGCGGCGAAAAAATCGCTGTTCACAAATGGCAGCTAAATAACCAACACCTTCAACAATTCTGCTACGTCATCTCACGTTTGCAGATGGCCATCCTTGAGATGGACAGCAACAACAGTACTGGCCAGATGGTCGTCGCCGATTCCGAGGCCATCAATGCTGACTGGGTC